CGGGAACACGCTCCCCCCCTCACGACAAGAGAGAGAGTGCGCCACAAAATTCAAGTTTTCATAAAGAACGGAAGCCGATCAGAACACTGCGGGCCGTGGCCTTGTGTCCGAGTGCTTTCCGCCGAGCAGTGTAAACCACACCGCAAAGGTGCTCAACCAGGAGGAGAAAACTCCTTCGCTGGCCAAAATGAGGATGCACACAACGAGCTGCACACGGGAGCCCACATTCGGGATAGCGAGTCGGGACCCGCCTCCAACCACCATCTCGCGTGGGGGCAGAAACTAGAGTCTCTATCTCGACAGGGTTCCATGTGCTGCCAAGAGAAGTTGAAATTGCAGTTCTCATGAGTTTTGGGGAGTTCATTTCCGCAGAATGTGCACAGATGGGGTACCTGCACGTCGAGAACTTGACGCGGCACGATAGACCAATCGGGCATATCTCCGGAAGGGAACCAACCTTGAGCTTGGAATGCTTGAAGATCCAATGCTGTCATGGAAGGAATCAGATGTTGGGCGACTCCATTCACCACGGGACAGTATGTGCGGACGCGTGCAACATCGTAAGGCGACATCTGAGGAGTGATGACAGGAACTTTGGTGCAAAGCTGAGTAGGCAATGCCTCGCAACCAAATTCATGACGCATGAGCTTCAAAAGAAACTCCAAATCATGGAGGGGCGCAGGGGGAGCCTGAGCCACCAATTTGGGATCCGAAACGTGGGTTATCCACTCAGGCACGTGACTTAATGGCTGAGTGATACTCACCGCGCTTCGGAGAATTCTGCCAGGAGGGCCAGAGTAGGAGGGGAGCAACCGTTCAAGGCTGCGCCTGAGACCACGAAAGCGGCGCTTCCTCATTTGAGTGAGGAGCATATGCGCATCGCGGTTACAGTCTCCGACGAGGCGGTTCAAGGCTCTGAGGTCAAGGCGGGGTCGGACCCGCTGGACCTCAGGAGAGAAAAGAACGCCAACGGGCGAGGCGGGATTGGGAACTGAAAGCTCCATATCCACGAATCGCACTGACATCTGGATGGTTGGAAAAGTGGCAGGGGCCGAAGCTCCGCTGCGCAACTGGTTAACTACGGCTACTGCGAGTGCACCGAAGTTTGACCTCCAACCCCCCAGTGAAAGATCGAGGGCGTTCCGAGGGTGTTCGTACTGGCAAAGAAGCTTGCCAAGTTTGGTATCTCCAGCCTTAAGAAGGACATGGGGATTTGCCACCATATCCTTAAACGTCATATCCCCGGCATTTACCAGAGGAGGGACGAAGAAGGCACAAATTTGACCAGACTGGGTGAGCGTTGTGCTCATCCCAAAAGTAAATTCTAAACTGCAACGGATGAACTTGAAGCTTGATATCAGGGTCTTGACGGGACCTTCTGGTAAAATGCCCAAGGGAAGAGAAGCGTTGAAGAGTAGGGTGCCAACAGGAGCGGTGGTCAACCAAACAAGTTCGGGGAGCACAAAGGAACGAGCCCAAAGTGCATCCGCGCCGTCATTGGGAGTGGTGGTCCGAACTGGGCCACCAGGGGGGAGAACGAGGACTTGCTTTTCCTCATCCTCCTTGTTCTCTCCACCAACTGCGCCAGTGCGAAGCATCTCTGGTTCAAACGAGACCTTGGATTCGAGGAAAGTGGTGTCATCAAGCGTGAGAGACGCGAGATTTTCAGCAGGAGTCTTGAACTCGAATTCAGGGCCAGCGGCAAGGTAGAAATTAATATCCATCTCATCGGGCATGGTTTCGTTTGACTGCATAGGAGAGATCAACATAACGATGATCTCCCCCGTAGCATAATCCAGAGGATTGAGCCGCGCTCGTCCAAGGGGATCTGGGACAGGAACGCGGCACCAATTTTGGGGAGTGATGTATGGGATGGAGACCTCGAAGGAGTCCTCCAAGCCAATATTTTGCACCACTGCATATTGACTGGAAGCGTCAGCAACCGTAACAGGAGTTCCAAACTCTCCGAAACGTGTGATGACGGCCACTCGACAAGTTTGACCGAAGCAGTTGACGAACTGCGCTCGGAGACGCAAAGGCCCCTTCCAATAAGTGAAAGGGATAGTAACTGCCTCGACCAAAGTGGGTTGGAAGAAGGCGCTACTCGTTGCGGAAAACGTGTCGGGACATGGAGTGATGGGCATGCGAAGAATCTCATGACCAGCTTCCATTGTGATGTCAATGCGAGCGGTGACATAGGGGATTTCCCTCATGCACAAGCCCAGGAGGCGAGTCTCGGGGGCGTTGGTACCAAAAGGCAGATTTGTCTCGGGAGGTTCATTGATAGAAGCCAAAGGTTGGCATCTACGAAGGACAGAGCGCATAGCCATAGGAGGCGCGAACTGTCCCAAGAAAACCTCTTGTTGAGCGCTATCGGGAGTGTCGAAACGAGAGAAGCGGTTTGCGGTTTCGTTTGCGACATCAATAGCGGCATCGGTGACATGAGCCAAGTTTGCCATGGTTCCAGTAACGGATTTGAGACCCTTTGTGGCTGTCGATTGGACAGCACCTTCGGGTTCAAAAACGATAGGAGGCGTGAGGAAAGGGTAGGATATCTGGGGAATGCGATACAGGCGAGAGAAACGAGTTCCATCTCCAATAGTCGCATAGACCCGGACGGGAATAGTAGGGAAGGAATATGACCAGGAGCCACCCCACAAATTAGGATCAGGATTCGCAAAAATCTCCGATCGATAGTGGGGGACAAAGAGCATATTCTCGGGATTCAACTGTTGAGCGGGGACAGAAACCATTAAAGGAAACTGCCCAGGCATGCCAGCCTGGAGAGAAACCGAACCAGCTAGACGGTGCTGGAGGTTTGAGCCGAGTTGGGTTTGCATGACTACTGATGTGTTGCCAAGGGTATTGGTGTAGGTGACCAAACCCTTTTCCACATTTCCAGTGTCTGAGGTGATCATGATCTGTGGAGGACCATGATAAAATCGAAAGAAACTGGAATAGTAGGTAAGATAGGCGGGGACCAGTGATTGGACACCACCATCTGCAGAATCAACACAAAACATGGAAGACATCCATAGAGAACGAACATCTACAGGGACAGCGTCGTTGTACCATGGTTGCCAAACCTTCATCATGTCTTCGACAGTTGAAGAGAGCATACAAGGGTTCTTTGCTATTGGGACAGGAGGAGCAAGGTCCTCAACAGCGGGGGCATCCTTGGACTCTGGAGGAACAGCGTGCTCGTGCAAGACTGCTTCCATCTCACAAGAGAACACAATGCCAGACGGAGCTGGCATACCGAGAGAGGGGGATGAGAGCCACCCATCTGGAATCTTCTTCAAATGCCTATTTGCAAAGGCATTGTAGAGTTCGTAGAGGGTCTCATCGGCCTGGTACTCAGTAAAGTTGTATTCTTTAGTGTAAAAATTGCGAGTGACTTCCGCCCAAGAGGGAAGTTTGGGGGAGTACCCGCAATCAGCCAGAGCGTCGTCAATTTTCGCTTTGAGGGCTTGCCAGCCCTCTCTGCCGCGACCAACAGACCGGTAGAGAATACCAGTAAAATTGGCCGCCACAGCGAACTCATCATCGAGCTTGTCCAAGCGATACGCAACAGAGCGAAAATCTTCTCCACGATTCTCAGCAAGGTAGTAGGCACCATTGAGAGAGCGTGAGGGGTCAGTACGCACGTTGCGAGAAAGGTAGGTGACTTCATCCAGCGTGAAATGATCAGGGGTCTTTGCATCATCTTTAGCTGGGCTAGTCATGGTGATACCCTTGGTAGCCAAAATCTCTTGAAGAGAATTAAAGGTATACCAGGGGGTTTTGTCGGTATGGGTAGAGACAAAATCATCACCATAAGTAGCGAGTCCAGTTTCGAGATCGAAAGCATCAGGAGAGGAGTACTTAGGATCGTGCTTAAGGGCAAGAGCCCTAAAAGCACAACGAAGAGTGAACTCATTCGTGAAGTTATTCAGGTGTACGGTAAGAGGGTTCCCAGTAGTACCACCCACGACCTTCTTGAACACAGAGGAGCCAATGATGAGAAAGGCCACCATACAGTTATCAAGAAGGAAGTGGCGGAGGAACTTGTTTCCAACGTCTCCATAATAAGCGTCTGAGACTCTCTTGTAGGCAGAGATGATCTGGGGATTAATAATGGAGTCAAAGAAACGGAAGTCGCCAGCAATGATTAGGTCACGGAAATGGGAGAGAAGTCTTTCCCAAAGTCTGTGCCAATCCAAGCTGTCAACATTAATTCCGACTGAGGATGGGAACCCATTCCGAAAATAATCCGTCATAATCCAAGTGCCAAATTCCACGCGGACGGCGAGGGTCAAAAGCACTGAGGAGTAAGCAATGAGACGTGGAGTCTCAACCTTGGCAGGGCGTCGCAATTCTTGTTTGAGACCAAGAATGTACGCGATCCAAGGGTACGGATCACCATCGGTGAGGGCGAGCATATCGTCCAGATCTTTCTCGAGAGAATAATCTGGATTGAAGCCCAAGTGCTCATCTTTCAGCTTCTGGAAGAGCCAAGCCCTTCCCTTTGCACCGAGGGGTTTCACGGCGTCATAGGGATAGCCTGGCGTGCGGTTCATAGCCAAACGCTTTATGGCCATGTCCATCCACTTGCGAGATAAGGCGCCATTGAGGGCCTCATCTTTCGTAAGCTGCCGAGGTTCCTCGGCGGCTCTACGCAAGGTACGGGCACGTTCTTCAAGGAGCTGGACAATTGGTTCCGCAATCTCCTCGTCCCACGCTTGGCTACGTGGGCCTTCTGGCGCAATGTCCAACATAGCTTCGAAGGTCCGCAAAGAGGCAGGACGATCTGGGCTATGCAGGACCGCGGGCTTGTGCACGACTTGTGCTACAAGAGGATGTTTCATCTTCTTAAGCGTGGTTGCGACGAGGCCATTCTTGCCATTCACATAGCGTGGAACAGGATGTTCTCCAAGATAGGAGAAAACCTGAAGAGACGCTTCAGTGAAGGGCAAAGTCCTATTGCAAGGGAGGAGGGAGGGAGGCTCCATCTTTCCTTCACAAGTAAAACTATTGTCAAACATGTGGCTAAGGAACGGCATAGCCGTTCCACAGACGCTAATTCCTTCACGTCGAGTGCCAACATGCATTCCAATAATTGTCATGTTTCCACCTTTGCCAAACATTACCACTGGAGCTCCACAATCACCGGGAGCAGAATGGTGATTGTAGAAGTAGTAACCGGGCAAGGTCAGGTGGTGTGGTTGAGCAGAGCCCGAAACCGAGTAGGTGAGATGTTCTGATGAACGATTGATGTAGTCCAACATAACATATATCTCATCCGGATCGGCGCAGGGTGCTCGAATCACAACTCCAACGTGTGCGTCACGGAGATCAAAGCCTTCAACATCTGAAGGCATTTTGTCTCGTAAGGTGGGCATCATTGGAGCATGCTTGGGAAGATCAAAGGAAACCACATCCAGCCAGGATTTCCCGATGGGAGCTCCACGCAAGTTTGATTGGTGGAACAACATCGTGTAGGAAACTCCTAAACTGGTTGTGACAGTGATGACCGAGTTCTCAGCACACAGAACCTCGGGGGCCTCGTAGAAAAAGTGTCTAGGACACCAAACCTCGCGGCCTCCAGGGAAAACACAGTGCATGCGAAAAGAGCCATCGGGCGACGATCTGCGGATCTCGCCCGTGCCCTTGTAAGCACGATTCAGTCCGGCCTGGACTGTTGCAATGTATTCATCCGAGAGTTCTTTTGGATCTGTGACGAGAGCCTCGGGGACAAAAGACTTCCCATTGCCCATAACGAATTTCCCTGGACCAGGATTATTCTTATGAACAAAGAAACTTTTGCCCTTCTTCTTTCCTTTTCTCTGGGCTTCACGGTCGCTCGCTTTGGCTAAACGCTCCTTGTTAGGACCACCCGACGCTTCGGTAGCGAAGGATTGTTCTTCAACAGGGAGGAGTAGTTTGGCAAGTCCCACGGCGGCTGCAATGGCAACACCAATGAAAGATAGGATCTTTGCTAGATCCGAGAAATCAGTTTGGTAGTACCAGTCAGAGAGATGGCGGAAGAGAGTCTTCCGGGCAGGAGGCAGAGGAAGGACGTGATTTGCGGCTATCTCGGCGGCTGCTTCAGGAGAGAAGGCAGTAACCAAGACTTCGTCAGGATCGGAAGCACCAAGGGTAGCTAAAGCTTTATTGACTTGTTCTGGAGTCAACAACTCTAGGGCAGGAACCTTGATTTCCCCTCCATCCGAAGCCTCAAGAGAGGCTTCTGGTGGGGGGACTTCAGCAATCTTGTAGTGCTTCTTCCCTTGAACCGGACACCACACCTTTGCAATGAGAAACTCAGGAGTAACCCTGTAAGTTTTCATAAACTCCGTAAGACTAAGCTTAGAGAGTTCGGCAAAGGTTGGTGCCGGCCTTCCAGTACCAGCGGCATCCGCAATGACTGCCTCGTGCATCCACCGTTGGATGCGACGCATGTGGCGATCATGGCGTCTCTCACGACCGGTTCGATACATCCAAGCACGGATGCCTCGTAACCAGTGATCGAGGGTTTTGATTTCACCAGGGGAAGTAGGGTGGGCGCAAGTTTGAGGGCAGGGAAATCTGTCACAAACTTTGCACAAGGTATCAACGTCTCCAGTCATGGGAGACTTGGGGCATTGATACCAACAGTGGCATTGAGTAGGAAGGGGATTAGGATCCTTAGGCGCAGCTTGGGTTTTCTTACCCTTAGACTTAGCCTTGGGAAGTGCGGCTTTCACAACAGGAGGCTTTGGGGGTCCAGCTTCCTTCTTCTCCTCCTCAAAGGGAGCGGCTGCTGCCTGCGTGGGCGCAGCCTCTTTCTTGAGAGGAGCAAGTTGCTTGATAGCCTTGGCGTAAGTCTTGGGAGGGGGAGTCTTCTCCATCTCTGCAGTAAAGGACACAAAGTCCTTTTGAGTCCAGAGAGGAGCGGCTACGTCAGCTCTACTTGAACGCTTGGCATTTGCCAAACGAACAATGTAGAGGTTTTGGAGGTGTGACACAACTTCAGAGAAGGGGATTTCCTTCCCGAGGACCCGATTGTGGGGGTATTTCTGGGTGTCAGCAGTGTAGACGTAGGGAATGAAGCGCAAGTGGGGGGCAGGATTTGACGGATCCGCCAACACATGAGCGGCAACTTTCTCTTCATCACAAACACCATCCTTGGAATACTCGTCTCGAAGTTCAACGCGGAGTGCGAAGAAACGGCGAATGAGGGATCCAATGTGCAGAAGAGGCCAAGCGGTCTGAGTAAGAGAGCGCATGGTGGTAACTGCAACGAGGGGGCTGGTGAAATGGACATTTCCTTTAAGTCCAATTTCAGCTTGATTGAGGGTGGGGGGTTCCGGGGACATAAGAGTGAGCAGTGCCTTAAGGGAGGCATTGTCAGAATCTGTGAAGGTTCTTCCACAACAGAAGTCGTCAATAACAAAGATAGGTTGACCAGCATAGTTTGAATAATACTTGTCATCCGTATCTCGAGCGTAAATACGATTGCGTGGAGCGACAGAGGGACAAAATCTGGCGGCAATAGTCTTGATGACCCAACTCTTTCCAACACCAGGAGAGCCTTCCAACCACAATCAAAGAGCCGGGACATGAGGTCGGTCGGCAACCTGATTGCGATATTGGGGAGCAAATTGATTCAAACGTTTAAATTGGGAAATCGCAACGTTCCGAATCGGGGCATGGTCTGGGAGAAAGATAGCCTTCTGACTGAGGTAACGACCGAGTTCGGCGTGAGTTCGACCGAATCTGTCTTGAACCACAGTCATAAGCAAAAGCTTAGGATTCTTCTCCAAAGCATCAGCAAGTTGGATGGAATCGTTAAGCAGAAGGTTGAGGTGAGGATCCGCATTTAAATCACGGGAGAGAACTCCGGTGGTAAAAAGCAGATTTTGCATTGTTTCAGGCAGAAACGACGCAAGCTCCGAAATGACATTGGTGCCAAAGGTGAGCTTGGAGGCTAAAGCCTTTGCAGTTGCATAAATGCCATCTGCGTCTGCCATAGAAAAGACAGGAGACAGACAGGCAAGCATGAACGACAATGCGGCGACACGGGGGCGAGTTACTGCTACTTCAGGGGAAAACGAAGTCTCAGAGTTATCTTCTTCCAGGACAGGGATAAGGTGGGAGGAGACAAATCTAAAGACTTCATCAGGAATGGCACCGACAAGTTCAAAGGAGAGTTTGATGAAAGCGGATAGCGCTTCACCAACTGCAGCGAGAAATTGTCGGAGATATTTGAAGACAGTGGGAAGAATCTTGGTGGTCAAGAGCCAGGCCATACATATCGAAATAATGTATTGCCAACCCTTGTCGGTATTGAGCCAGGAGAGAGCCTTTCCAGCACCAGCAAGGGCTTGTCGCAAAAATGAAACAAACTTCTTGACAGCCATCTTCAAAGGGCGTACGAATCCCCGTTGCACCGTTGTGTAGAGGGAATAACCCTTACGCGCGGTGTTAACGGCTTCAGTAGCGTCCTTTCCAAATTTCACAAACGCATCAGCAAAAGTGGGATTGTTGGCTTCCGGAAGAGCATAGAAGTCTTTAACCCACTTAGGAGCCTTAGGATGATCACGGAAGTTAAAGGCAGAAGTACGTAGAGCAGCATGGAGCTGTCTAGTCACATTCTCCTCTTTTTCTTCCAACACAATGCGACGAGCAAACTTTAGGAGCCTTTTGAGCTCCTCGTCTGCAAGACTTGGATCTTCATCATCGTCAGCTTCCTCATCACTGAGATCCAAGGGATCTATGATGGGAACTTCATCCTTGGGGCGAGAGGGAGAGGGGCCTTCAGCTTCGAAATACATCTCAGGCTGAAAGGTAGCGATAGGGGAATTGGGAGGGGAAAATTGAGGAAAAGGGGGTTCCTCACCATCGTCGTCGTCAGAGTCAAGAACAAGACGATCGACAGGGGACCTCGATTGTGGTCTCTGGGTGCGGACTAGCCAGCACTCAAAGCATTCACAATCCAAGGGGCGACCATTGCACGTGTAGATCTGGGGAGACGGGGGATCTTGCGTGCAATAGGCTTCATCATCGAATCGAGGGGGGACCTCGAGAGGGCGTAGAGCTATAATATAGTGATCGGGGAACATGCGCGCCAGACGGCGCGCAGCGGGTGCGGCATGTGCCGCGAAAGCGGGTGCGGCATCTGCCGCGAGCGCGGGTGTGGCATCAGCCACGGTGGCAATTGCCA